GGCCCGCAGGTCGGTCAGAACGTCCGCCGCCAGCGCGTCGGCGTTGAGCCTGGACGAATGCAAACAGGCGAAGACGTACCGGGCATGGAACGGCCCGCCGCTGGTGCTGGTGCTGTTGGTCGCTCCAGAGTCCTCGAGGCCGAACAGGACCGCCGGAAGCTGCGTCTCGCGGTTGCGGATGTCCGGAGACACGACGACGCCGCTGATGTTCACCGCGTCGAATATGTCTTGATTTGCGGTTGCGAAGCTCACAGCATCGTCCTCAGCTTTCCGAGTCCCACCCGCTTGCCCTGCTCGAGCTGGATTGCGATTGCCTTCTCCATCATGCGAGCGACGCGATCGTTGTAGATGCGACCGACAGGCCGGCGAAACGGCTTGGCGGACACCCGCTTGCCTTCCCACTTCGACCCGCCGCCAGGCGTGTATCCGCCTTCGATCATGTGCGACAGGTAGTTGTAATAGTGCTTCCCGTTGATGTACTGACGGGTCACCAGCCCGTCGCGGGTCCGCTTCGCCTCGACGCTGTAGCTGCCTCGCTGCGTCAGGCTCTTCCGGACGCTGCGGATCTTGCGGCCCTTGCCGGCGGCTGTCTTGCCGAACGTCTCGATGCCCCGCCGGCCCTTGACGTACGCGCGTGACTTCCGGCCGAACGGGATCCGGCGGAAGTTCTCGATGCTCTTGTCCCGCATCACGTCAAACGCCACCCGTGCGGCGTTCTGGAGCATGTTCACGCCCTTGAAGCCTTCGAGACTGTCGAGGGTCCGCAGGTACCGCTTCAGGCTGGGCGTCGGGCCGACCTTGACGAGATCATCTTTCATCGTTCCACCGCCACGACTGTCAGCTCAAGATCCCGGCGCAGCCCGTTCGGGTCGCGGATCTGCTCGATGTCGTAGTAGACGTCCCGATACCGGACTCGCCAATCAAATCCGATCGACTCGGTGAACGGCATACGGATCAAGGCCGACAGCTGCCCAGACTGCCGGATCTCGCCTTCGTCGGTCTTCTTCACCCGCTCCACCCGGAAGTCCACCATCGCGGTGAACTCGAGCGTGTACGCGACACTCTCGGATCCGGCATCGTCGACCGTTTCCGAGGCGCTGTAGAACTGAACCGCATGGCGTCCGCCGAAGGTCACAGGCCCCCCAGTTGGTAATTCTGGATCAGGGTCCGCAACGACAGCGGGACGTTGTTGTACGTCATCGTCGAAACACCCTCCCGATCGGTGAACAGGTGGTTTCCCAGATCAAACACGGCCACCTTCACATCGGCCGGCACGTCGCCTGTGATGGACATCGACGCCCGGTACTCGCATCGGGTGTCCCAAGTCCCGGAGGCCGTCAGACGGAATTCTGTGGCCCCCCAGACGTTCGCCAGATACCAGTCCGTCGTGACCGCTCCCTCGCTGACGCCATCGCGGTACTTCGTGACGCTCGAGATCGTCGGCGACGGCCCGAACGGAACCTGCATGCCTGGCAGGATGGCGATCTCGATCGTGGTCGCCCGCAGATACCAGTTAGTCGCCTTCTCCCACATCGAAACGCCGGCGTCCAGCGACCGCTGGAGCGCAGAGTTGTCATCTGTCCACGGAATCCGGCAGTGATCCCGGAACGCCGACAGCTGGAAATTGTGGGCCGACTGGCTGGTGATCTTCATCGGTTCCCCCGGAATCCAGGGCCGAGGCCCGAAGGCCCCGACCCCGGAGAAAGGCTGAAAGGATCAGCTCGCCGCGATCTGGAGACGCGCCGAGGAACTGGGCCGCATCCAGCGACCGTCTGCCCGCATCCGAGTACGGAAGGCGGTGATGCCGCTGGCACCGTTGGTGAACGGATCGACCTGGCTGGTCACCTGCGAACGGGTCGCCACGACGTAGCTGCCCCGCTCGAGAAGAACGGCCTGGAACGACCCGGCCGGCGTAGCGTCGGTCATCGCATCCGAGACGTACACGGGGTAGCCGAACAGCGTGCCCATGTTGAACGACTGCTGGATCGTGCCAGTCGCGTTCGGAAGGAACAACGGCCGCCCGCTCGTGCCCGCATCGGTCAAACCGATGACGTGCTGGAACAGGGCCGGCGACATCAGCCACGACTTCTCGAGGCCCCAGTACTTCGCGGGCATCCCGAAGGTGACGTCCAGCAGATCCTGGTAGGTCACGTCGGCGATGGTCGTGTCACCACTGCCGGTCGAGATATCCGCGATAGCGACGGTCCCGTTGAGCGCCTCATCCGGGAACGTGCTAGCGATGTCCGCCTCCGCAGCCAGAAGGCCGTCCGGTGCGGTGGCGTTCTGAGCCGCAGCGGTGCCGAGGTACTTGGTTTCCCAGAAGTAGGCGTGCGCCTCGCCGTGCTGCGTCAGGATCTCATCGACGGCACCACCACGGTTGTCCGAAATCACCTCTTCGGTGATCTTGGTCTCGGCCGCCGACTTGAACGCCCGAATTCGGAGCTTGCCGAAGTCCGGGTCAAAGTTGTCGTATGCCGTACCCTCGCCGGTGAAGTCGGTAATGGTCGCTCGAGCAGTGACCATCGGAATTTCCGCATCGCTCGCGTAGCTGCGAACCGTCGCGGCCTGTGCCACGTTGGAACGCGAAGCGAACAGACGGATCATCTCGTCCTGGAGATCAACCGGGAGCAGGTCGGCAGCGTTGCCAGGCGTGCCGCCGATGTTGAAATCGATGGTTCGCCGCTCGAAGCTGCCAGGCGACCGCATCTCCTGCTTGAGATCGCTCAGGAACTGCGTGCGAATCTCCTGCTGCGATCGCTGCTCCGGCTTCCGCTCGGCGCGGAACTCAAAGGACGGCGCGCTCAGCGACTCCCTTGCAGATGCAATCGTCTCAGCCTTGGAAATCTCAGCCTGAAGGCCACGGAATTCCACGTCGGACTTTTCAAGTTCTGCCACCTGATCGGTGGTCAGTTCCCCATCGACCGCCAGCAGCGCGTCGATCCGCTTTCGGGCTTCCATCGCATCGGCCCGCATCGAAACCAGGTCAGCCATTAGGCTTCCCCCCGTAAGTAGCGCGGGCACCCGGATAGGCGCCTGCTGTGACCAGAGACAGTTCGACGAGATGACCCTGTGTCACCTCGCGCATGCTCTGCTTGTTTGTGTGCAGCCATCGGTCGCCGTCGTCATCGACGTAGAAACCGATCGACACCGCCCCGCTCATGTCGCCTCGCTCCAGCGCTTCGCGGAGATCCGGCCGCGAATCCGGCAGGGTCGCCGTGAACTCGAGGCCGTCCTTTGTTTCTCGGAACGACAGCGTGCCGGCACCGACCCGCGCGAGCGGAATGCCCTGCTGGTCGTGCTGCGTCAACATCACCGTGTTGTCGTCGTAGCTCAGCGCGCCCGGCTTCATCTTCTCGCGGAACGACCTGCCAGCACCCTGAATCGGATGCGACAGCTGCCCATACGGAACCGCGATGCCGGTCAGCTCATTCGCTGACGTCGCCGTCGTCGTCGTCGACAACAGCCTGGTCTCCAGCTTCATCATCAGACCCCCCGGTCGTCTGCATGTTCGGCCCGACGTACATCTCATCGCCGCCATCGATGGGCGCCAGCCCCAGTTCCTTCCGCACTTCGTTCGGCGTCATCACGCCCAACTGCACCGCTTCTCGATACGCCTGCATCGACTCATTGAATGAGCCACGCAGCAGCGCCGTCTTGTCGAACTTCACGCAATAGTCGGCCCCGTACAACTTCGATCCCAGCTCCGCCCCCCAGGCGTCCGTGTACGCTGCCAGCGAATCCGCATACATCCGCGACTGCTCGGCGGTGTAGGCCGATCCCGACTCGCTGAACAAGACGTACGGCGGAATGCCAAACACCCGCGCGATGTCTTCGATGGCGTTCTTCCGGCCGGCGATCCAGTCTTGGTCGACCAGACTGCGACCGACCTGCTGCACCGTCGCACCGTTCTGGGCGATGATGGGACGCAGCATGCCCTGAGCGCCAGAATGGGCTGAGACGTATGCGTCGGCCATCTTCCGCACGCCGTCAGCGCCGACCGACTCGCTGGTGGTGATGGCGATCTTGCCCATTCCGGGCTGGCGATATCCCTCGAGGCCGGCTGTCTCCAGCTCGCTTGAAAGCGCCATCGCCCGCGCTGCTTCCATCACCGGGCTGGTGCCCCACAGTTGCCGCACCGACTGGGGCATGC